GGTATATTTTTTTGAAGGGATTCAAAATGCAAATCCTCAAAAAGCTCGAACGTTCGTGGCCGCCCTTTGAATTCGCCCTGGCCGTACCGGCGGCGCTGTTTCTGGCCGTACTTGTCATTTTCGGGTCCGGCTGTGATTCCCTCCGTTTCGAACCGACCGAGCCTCAGAAACAAAGCGCCGAATTAACACACCAGTTGGCCGCAAAGGTCAACGCCGAAGGCTGCCAGGCGGGCAGCCCCGCCGCCGAGAAGCTTCGCCAGGGGACCGCCGCATCGCTGCTCTATATCGGAAGGCCCAAGGCCCCGCCCGATCCGGAGGCCTTCGCCACGATCACGGCGGCGGCAAAGATCGATGCCGACAGGCGGCCGAACGTTGAGGATGTCTTTGAGGCCGCCGACAGAGGCCTTTCACTCGTCGCCGAACTTGCGATTTTGTTCGGCGTCGGCGCAACCGGTTTCGGAGGCAAAAAGCTGCTGGACTGGATCACGCTCGCCCGCAGCAAGAGCAAGGCGCTTGGCGAGATTGTCCGGGGTGCCGAGATATTTCGGAAGCGAGCCGATGATGCAACCTGGCAGAAATTCAAGGACGCCCAGAGCCAATCACCCCAAAGTCAAATGCTTGTTACGCAAATAAAGTCGGGGGCCGGTCAATGAATCCATCGACCCAGGTTGTGGGAATCATATTGAGCGCAGTACTCGGCCTGGCCGCGACGATCATCGGCGGCCTTGTGCTGTATAATCTAAAGGGCCTGAAGTCCTATATCGACAAGCTCGACACTCGCATGGACCGCCTCGAAAGCCGCCAGCACGCCCTCAGCACCCACAAACAGGACTGCCAGCGGGAATTCGTCAGCGCCGAGGCCTGGATTCGCTCGGAATCCTTTACCCGCCATAAGCTCGATGGTATCGCCGATGCCGTCGCCAAGCTCGCCGGAAGCATGAAAGTGATCGAACAGATGCCGCAGATCTGCGGACAGATAGCCCGTGACATGTTACGAGAGATGAAAGGGGCCTGATATGACCGACGCCGACGCGATTCGAATAAAACAGATGCGAAAGACAATACTTTCGAACCTGAACATGATGTACCCGACCGGTTTGCGACTGGATTCGCTTTACAGGACTGTTCTCGGTTTTGATTTACGCTACGATGAACAGCTCTTCGGCAAGGATGTCACGTACCTGAAAGAAAAAGGCTATATCGAGTTCATCGACGAAATGATCGGCGGGGCCGGCGAATTTATGAAAAAGGTCGCAAAGCTCTCCGCCCGGGGAAAAGAGATCGCCGACAGGACCCAGCGCGACCCGGCTTTGGAGATTTAATGGGTAAACGCAGAACGCACAGCACAATCGACAATCTGCCGCAGGGCCTTCGAGAGACCCTGACGCGAATGATCGTCGACAACGAATGGCCGGAAGATTTTCGCGGTGTTAAAGACGGTACGCCGCGTTATTGGGACTTGGTTGCTTACTGCGAGCAGAAGGGACGGAAGGTCTCGGCGTCGGCGATCGGTAGATTCGCCATGCGGATGCGGACGCTCGGCCGGATGAAAAACGCCGGGGTGATCACGCGAGAGATCATGGCCGACCTGACCGACGAAAAGGCCAGCCGGACACAGAAGGCGGTCGCCGAGATGATCACGGCGATAATGATCGAGTTTATCAGCGACCACGACAATTTCGACGCCCGCCAGATCCGCGATGTAGCAAAGGCCGTCAAGGACTGCACGGCCGTGGCGATCAGCTCCGACAAGTACGTCCGCGAACGAATAACAAAGAAGGTCGCGAAGGCGACCGAGTCGACAAAGGCCAGGCTTACCGAAGCCGGTGTCGACCGTACGCTCATTCAATCGATCATTGACGAGCATTTAGGAGTCGTAAAATCGTAGTCCAGGGCGACAAGATCACGAGCAGGTATTTCATGCCGTACCAGGTCGGTTGGATCCTGGACGAAAGCGGCGCTATGGCCTGGGACAAGAGCCGCCGGATCGGCGCGACCTACGCCGACAGCTACAAGAGCGTCCGGCAGCGAAGCACGCTCGATATAAAACGCGATCTGTGGTTCTCCAGCGCCGACGAATCGGCTGCCTTCGAGTATGCGATGTACTGCAAACAGTGGTGCGAAATCCACGAGGCCGCCTACAAAGAGCTGCTCGAAAACCTCGAAGATGATCGCGGCTACAAGTACAACAACTACGTCGTCGAGTTTCCCAACGGCAGCCGGATAAACTGCATGACCAGTAACCCGCGCCGGTTCAGGTCCAAGGGCGGCGACGTCGTCCTCGATGAGTTTGACTGGCACGACAAGCCCGGCGAGATGCTCGATGCGGCGCTGCCGGTGACCACGTGGGGCTACGATATCAGGATATTGACCACCCGCAACGGCGAAGGGTCGCCGTTCGATCAGATCGTCAGAACCGTAAAAAAGGTGCTCGCCGGCGAGATGACATTCGAGCAGGCCAAGTCACTCAAGTGGAGCTATCACCTGACGACTATTGTCGATGCCGTCGAAGCGGGCCTGGCCGAGAAGGTCTACAAGCTGGACAAAGTGGACCTCGATGCCCGCAAGCGGTTTCTTGCCGCCTGTCGCGCCCGCTGCCGCAACGAGGACGCCTGGAACCAGGAATACATGTGCCTGCCGTCTTCGGCGTCGTCGGCCCTGATTCCCTATGATTTATATCAGTCCTGCGAGGACCCTGACTGTATCAAAACGATCGGCGACGGTGATAAATACCTGGGCTTCGATATTGGGCGTGAGCACGACAAAACAACGTTCTGGCTGCTCGAACAGGTCGGTGATGTCCTTGTCACCCGCAAGGTGATCGTGCTGCACAAAACACCTTACTCGACGCAGCTCAAGGTGGCGGGCGATCTTCTGGCCGATAGAACGATCAGGCGGGCGGCCGGTGACGCCACCGGTATCGGCGACATGCTCGTCGAAACGCTGCAGGAAAAATACGGCGCCCGCCGCGTCGAAAAGATAAAGTTCACCAGTCAATCCAAAGAACACTTAGCCAGCCTGATCGTGGGTCGATTCGAGGACAAGAGGATCCGCGTGCCGGACGATCCGAAGCATCGTGAAAGTTTTCACACGGTCCGCAAGACTATAACAGCCGCCGGCAACGTGCGCTATGACGCGGCGGCGACCGACGAAGGCCATGCCGATGACTTTTGGGCACTGGGCTGCGCCCTCGATGCGGCCTGGCAGCCCGAACCCGCAGCGGAGTGTCATCTTTTATGAGCATGAACATGAAGCAGAAAATTGGGCGATGGTTTGCCGCTAAGGCCTTTGGCCTCAGCCAGTATGCGCAGATGTGGCTGACCGGCCAGGACATGCCCAACAATACATCCGGCAAACCGACAAGACCTTACGCCCAGGTCGAACTTGTTTTTGCCTGTGTCAACAAGCTTATCGACGGCATCGCGGGGCTGCCTCTGATGCTCTCGACCGAAGACGACCGGATCGTCGAATCCGGCCCGGCCTATGATATACTGTTCAACAACCCTACGATGAGCTTCGCCAGGTTCGTGACACAGTCAATCGGTCATTACGCGCTCAGCCGCGATGTCTTCTGGATTTTCAGCGACATCGAGGGGACGCAGCAGAAAGAGATCATGATTGTGCCGGGCGCACAGATGAAGCCTGTCACCGACAATCGTCGGGTCGACGGCGATCTGATCGGGTGGGAGTTTATCGGCAGGGGCGGCCGGCGCGTATGGTTGGACACCAAACAGGTTCATCAATGGAAAAATTTCAATCCCCATGACCGTTTCCACGGCCTTGGCCCTGCGACCGCCAGCGACCTGTCGATCGGCTACAGCTACGCAGCGAGCATGTTCAACACATCGAGCTTGCAGAATGCCGCCGAGCCGGGTGCGATCCTCACGACCCAGGGCAGCCTCGATCCGGACCAGGTCAATATGCTGCGCGACCAGTTCGAGGCCCGCCACAAGGGACCCGGCCAGGCCAAGCGAACAGCGATCCTGACAGGCGGCATGGACATCAAGACGGTGGCCCTGAAGATGACCGATATGCAGGTCGCCAAAATCAGCACGATGGCCGACCATAAAATATGCAGCACGTTCGGCGTGCCGCCCGGCGTCGTCGGTATTATCACCGAGGCGCAGTATTCTCAAGGTCCGGCCCAGCGTGATTTCATTTTCAACACGATCATACCCCTGGCGCGGATGTTCGCCGGCGAGATAACCAGCGGCATTATTCGCAGATTCTCCGCCGTCGATTCGCAGTCAAATGCGGTCGCGATCAAAAACGCCAGGACATTCCGGGGCGACGAGCAGAGGCTTGGGCGAAATCGGCATTATCGAGCAGCACGATGCAAGGCCGCCGCGAACCAGACAAAGGTATTTGCCTGGTTCGACGCCGACCAGCATCCGACGGTACGGGATGCCAATCGCGAGATGGCGGAAAAGGTGCTCGGGTACACCAAAAGCGGTGTCCCCCTCAACGCCCTTATTGAGGCGCACGATCTGCCGTATAATACCGTCGACTGGGGTAATGACTGGTGGATACCGATGGGCCAGGTCCCGGCCAGATACACCCTCGATGCGGGCGCAGAAGGACTGACGGGAGAATCACTGCCGGAAGGTGTACCGGCACAGAGCGACGAAGGAAAATCCGATGGCGAGCTTATCCTTTCAAAATACGGTATTGGCCGGGGCGAGCATGCAGATCGTGCAGAGACGGCGGATCCGCAGGCCGAGAAGGCCGACGAGCAGCAGCGGCTTCGGCTGTGGCGCAACTGGGTTGTCTCGTGGGCCGGAATCGAACGCGAATATAAGGAATCTATGCGGCAATATTTTCTGCGGCAAGAGAGAATATTGACGGCCAGGCTCAAAAAGGCATTGGCCGAATTCAAGGACAAATCGCAGACCAAAGATAACATCGATCGTATCATTGCGAGGGTGACATTCGACCTGACGGTCGAGAACGGCAAGATACGGGTCATCAATCAGACCTTTTTTGACAAGGCCGCCGAGCTTGGCATACGCCAGACGCTGTCCGAGATTTCGGACCTGTCCGGCGAGGAACTGACAAATGCGACGGAAATGGCCCAGCGCCGTCCGGCGGTCAAGGCATCACTGCTCAAGAGCTCGCAGAGAATCACCAAGGTCAATGCTGCAACGCAGAGCAAAGTGGCCGAGCACCTGCGCCGGGGTTTGGATGCGGGCGAGGGACTAAACGAACTGACCGCCCGAATTCGGCAAACATTAGGATCGAATCGTGCAAGGGCCTTATCGATCGCCCGCACGCAGACGGCGGGCGCCGTGGGGACAGGCCGCCACGCTGGAATGCATCATGCCGGAGTCGAGCTCAAAAGCTGGGTGACAAGCGGCGACGACCACGTTCGACCCGCCCACAGCGAAGCCGGCTCGCGCTACGCCGAAGGCATCCCGCTGGATGTGCCGTTCACGGTCGGCGGCGAGATGCTGATGTATCCGGGCGATCCGGCAGGATCGGCGGGCAATATAATCAACTGCCGGTGCCTGCACGTCGCCAGGCGTGCGGCGGGCAAACTATTCGATGACGCTCGATATGCCGGAGGAGCATTTTACTCATATAGTGAAATGCAAAAGGCACATGAGCCGAATTCACAAACAAAAACAAAGGAAGATGCGAAATGAAAACCAAGTATTTTTTTGCGAAAGTCAAAGCAGTCAACGAGCAGGGCAGGACGATCGACGCGGTGGCCTCAACCAGGGATCTCGATCGCGACAAGGAGATAATAGAGCCGATCGCCTTTGCCGAGAGCCTCGATTCCTTCCGGGCAAACCCGGTGATCCTGGCGACTCACCAGCACCGGCTCAGCACCGGATCGTCGCCGGTTATCGGCTCGGCGATCCCCGAAAGCATAAAAATCACCGAAAACGAGGTGCTGTTTGTGATGACGTTTGCGACAACGTCACTGGGCGAGGAATACTGGCAGCTTTACAAAGATAAGCATATGCGGGCCTTTTCGATTGGTTTTATACCGGTCGAGTATGAGGACAAGAAAGATGAGTCCCTCGGCTGGGTGCGGACATATACAAAGATCGAATTGCTGGAGATAAGCGCCGTGCCGGTACCCTCGAATCGAAGGGCACTGGCGAGGGCGAAGGGCTTTTTCGAGGGCGACGACATCAGGGATATTATCTCGGCGGCGATGCACGAACGCCTTGAGCAATTGTCCGTGCACATTGAAGAGCAGTTCGACGAAATCAAAACGCTTTTAATCGCCGATCCGGACGGGTTGGCACAGATGCTGCTCGGCGCATCTGCTGAATCACCCGTTCCTGCCGGCGAAGAAAAAACGGCCGAGCGCATTATCGAAAAGTGCAATATGTTTAATGGTAATAAAGATTAAAATGAAAGGATTTTATTATGCCAGTAACACTGGACAAAATCGAAGAAGCGGTCGAAGATCTCGGCAAAAACATGGCCAGCAAAAATGAGGTCACCGCCCTTATCGACAAATTCACTGAAGAAGACAAAGAAAGACAGGCCGCGATGGCGACGGATATCGACCAGACTAAGACCCAGGCCGCCGAGCTCAAGCAATTGGTCGATTCGATGACCACCGAAATTCGTATGCTGAAGCGAACGCGTTTTGCCGCTCTCAAAGACTCAGGCGGCAATTACAGGGGCGCCTGGGACAGCGCCGAACAGGCCAGGAACTTCGGCATGTTCATTCTCGCGACGGTCGGCGGCAATGATAACGCCCGGAAGTATCTCGAAGATCAGGGCATCGATCTGCGGTTCGTCACCGGCGAGAAGGCGATGGGCGAAGGGACCCAGACCGGCGGCGGCGCCATCGTGCCCACCGAATTTATCCCGAACCTGATTGCGCTGCAGGAAAAATATGGCGTCTACCGCCGCAACGTTACCGTCTATCCGATGGCGTCCGACAGCGCCGTGGCCCCCAAGTTGAGCGCAGGGCTTACGGTATATTGTCCCGGCGAAGGCGGTACGATCACCGCAAGTGATCTGACCCTTGGAACGGTGGGCCTTACAGCTAAGATGTGGTGCACACTGACGGCGATAAGCGCCCAATTAGACGAGGATTCGGCAATTGCCTTAGGCGAGCTCGTGGGGCGTCAGATCGCCCGGGCTTTTGCGAAAAAGGAAGACCAGGTCGGCTTCCTCGGTGACGGCACGAGCACATATTTCGGCCACACAGGAATCACGGGCGCTCTGCGCGGCGTCGACGCGACGATTGGCAATATCAAATCCCTTGTGGTCGCCGCCGGCAACGCCTACAGCGAGATCACACTGGCCAACTTCGAGAGTTTGGTCGGCACGCTGCCCGATTATGCCGATGACGGCGACGCCAGATGGTATTGTCACCGCAAATTCTACTTGACCGTTATGGTCAAGCTCGCCCTTGCCGCCGGCGGCGCCAATGCTACCGAGATCAGCCAGGGACGCGGTTTCCGTGAAAAGACGTTCCTGTCGTATCCGCTCGAATTCAGCCAGGCAATGCCCAAGACCGAGGGCAATAGCCAGATATGCTCTATCCTGGGTAACCTTCGACAGGGTGCGTATTTGGGCGACCGCCGACAATTAACGATTGCCAGAAGCAATGATGTTTATTTTGCGACCGTCCAGATCGGTATTCGCGGCACGCAGCGCGTCGCCGTAACCGTTCACGGCGTAGGCGATACGACCGATGCCGGTCCGATCTGCGGACTGATTACGGCGGCCAGCTAAGCCTCCCGCATTAGTCCAAATACATGGATTGTTAAGCGTATATGTTTGTGATTCTCGAAAAAGTTAAAACTGAAAGGGCTTAAGAATGATTGATATTCAAAACACAAAAACAGCAATTCTGCTGCCGCCGCAGCTAAAAGACGACGGCGACTTCGCGGGCAACGTATATGTCGACACCCGGGGCTTCAACCATGCCAGGTTCCTCTTCATCGTCGGCACGGTCGACGAGGCGATCGGCTCGACTGCCGAAGGAACGGCCCCCAAGATCGAGGAGTGCGACACGACGGACGGCACTTACACCGATGTCACCGGCGCCGCACTGGCCGATGCGATCGGCGCAACCGAGGACGACAGCCTCTTTGCCATCGACGTTGATCTGACCAAGTCGCACAAGCGGTACATGGAGGTCAACGCCCCGCACGCCGGTAACGGGACAACCGGCTGCAACCTGGCGATTATCGCGATCCTGTCCCGACCGGAGATCGGCCCGGTCAACGCCGCAGATCAGGGCCTGACCGAGCATATCAAGGCTTAATGGAGTTATCCATGCCAAAGGGTCGGAAAATCCTGGTAGCGGTTCCAACGGCGGGCGGCCTGCATCAAATGACGGCCGCGATCGTGGCGAGCCTGGCACGGCGCAGCGACGTCGAGCTTGCGATCATCGCAGGACGGCCGGCCGATTATGTCCGCAATGCCGTGATTAAGAAGCTGCTCGACAGCAGCGGGCTTAGCCACGTGTTTTTTCTGGATTCGGACATGGAGCCGCCGCTGGATTGTCTGGACAGGCTTCTTGCCGTCAATGCGACTATTGTCACCGGGGCCTATCCGATTCTGATGCCGGACGGCCTTCGGTGGGCGCTTGCCAACAAAGATGCGGACCGGCGCTACCGGCTACTCGAACGGCTCGATTCGACAACCGAGCCGTTCGAGGTCGATGCCTGCGGCGCCGGCTGCCTCTTCATCAGACGCGACGTCTTCGACAAAGTCAAATGGCCGTGGTTCAGGTGGGTCGAAAATCCGGATGGCTCGCAGATCAGTGAAGACATCTACTTTAGCTGCAAATGTAAAGAGGCCGGATTGCGTGTCACCGTCGAAACGCAGGTGCTCTGCAATCACTACAAGAGCATGAATCTGACG